GTATTGCGTTTCTGCCTGCATCTTTAATCACATCCTTCTCAAATGCAGCAACAGGAAGAATACGATCCATAACTAACTTCCATGCAGCAGCTTGATTCTTGTGATCTGGGTCTGTGGCGGCTTCAAAAATAGCATCCATAACAGCACGAGAACGAGGAGAGTTTAACATCCTTGCTTTGTACTCATTTATGATTGCTGCATCACCTTTAGGTCGTCCTACAGCCCCTCTACCCCCTTTTTTCTTGGAGGAAACAGAAGACTTTTTAGGGCGACCAACAGGATTACCTGAACTATTGTCGTTATCCATCTATATAGACTCTACCTTAATGGCTTTTTGGTTTGTTACTAATATAATCGTATTTATTAATACTAATTGTTTCTTGTTGTTATCATGTTGTTTGCTATATAGTCTATATTATACCATACTTTTTTTAATTTGTCAAGCTAAAATCAGAAAGAGAGGAATATTTACAGTTTTATAGGGAAAAATCTATAGATTTACAGTGCAGATTGTCTGTGTATTTACAGAACAGATCAGTTCTATATAACTTTTTGATATATAAGCACAAAGAACTAGAACTATTATGGCCTAATTTGACCTTTTATTGTGTCTGAGCAGCACCACCGCCGCGCAGACCTGCAAAATCCCCTCCCCCGTCCCTATGCAGATCCGCAAAACAAACAAACATGATTGTTTTTTATGTCGATCTCCACAGATTGGAAAGTATGGGGTTAGGTGGGTTCCGCATAGGCCCAACGCTACCGGCCAGCACAGAGCGATTCAGAGACTCTGACAAGGTAAACCCGAGTTTACTTTTCTGGAAAATACTTGAAAAAAGACTTGCAATTCTAAAAACAGGCATGCGATACTAGGCACATGGTAGTATTTTCTACTGTTAATAAAAGGTTACTTGTTATGTCAAATTCAAATCAAAATGCAAACCCATTCTTGGCTGTTGAAATGGCCGGTAAAGATGTCGCTATCGCCCAGCAGGACGCGGCACGATCAGTAATGACCGTCGCTATTGAAACGATCAAAAAGAACGTACACACCAAAGAGGACGCCAAAGCATTCCTAACAGGCTATGCAGATCAGATCGCCACAACGAATAAAGACAGCGTGAAGTCGCTCAAGTCTAGAATGGCACGTATCGTCAAGGTTCTAATCGTATCGGATGAAAAGCTTAACGAGTATCACAAGCTATCAAAGCCGGTTGATGGTCAAAAGCTTATCGCGAAGCTATCCAAGAAGTGTGACGGATTAAAGCCACTGTATGATGCGCTCGCCATTCCCAGCGCGGAACCAGTGACCGGCGAAGGCGACAGCGAATCTGAACCGACCGACGACAACAAAGAATCGCTAATCGAAATGACAATTGACTACATCAAACGCGCTCGGAAAAACGGCTATACCACCGATGAAATGATCGCCACGCTAACCGCTGAATTGGTAACAAATCAATGATCGATCCAAGCATTGCATGGCCCTTGATTATCGGGGGCCTTATCATAGTCTTTTATTTAGATATCACAGAAGAATAACGCCACAGCCCTGCATTAGCGGGGCTTTTTTTTGCCTGCTATTCCTGCCCCTGTATCGCTCTCTCAGCGACGCTATACCGACCCGCTACCCTAGCACCTATCTTTGCTTATCGTTCCCCACAGAGCCACACAGAGCCTCTCAGTTGACACATACCCTATGATCTGTCATACTATGTAAATGGTCGGGCAATAACGCTCGCTCATTACAAAAGTAAACTTGAGTTTACATTTAGGGAGAGAGACTAATGATTGTATTTAATTATCCAAGCAAGAAAGTGTTGAAAGAAAACATCGGTCAGCCTTTGCGTTACATCGAAACCAGTATGTTTGGTGAGGAGTACGTGAGGGATGGGCAGTTAACAGGTGCGAACAGACCCCACATTACTGGGCGTGGTCGTGAGTTCTTTGCCACTGTCACCATGCGTGATGGTAAAATAGCAGGGGTAAAGTGATGCGTACTAGTGCGAAAGACAAAAAGATACTGGCTCATTTGTTCTCTGATTTATTAGAAAGCTTAGGACATAAGATGACGCCGAGTGCCCAAGAAAGTATGGAAGAAAAAATAATCCTGCTCTGTACCTACTGTCATGTGAAACCAGAGACATTGACAGGGTATAGATATCACCATACTATAGATACTTGTACTTGTAGGGAGGAGGTGTATAAGAATGATGCCTAGTGTATCCAAAATGAGTGGTAAGTTAGCGGGTATTCCTGCTATCAATACCAACACAGCGACCAATGAGTACTGTGTCAAGCAGTACAAGAGTGGTGGAAAGGACAACATTTGCACGATGTGTTACAGCCAGCGGATTCTGAGTACCTATCGTAAGAATTGTCAACCATCATTCCAGCGGAATAGTGACATACTTTCTAGTGATAGAGAGGTTGACATTCCAAAAATCAATGCTGCATTCGTGCGGTTTCATGGGCATGGTGAGTTGATTAACGACACTCACTTCCTTAATCTGTGTGACATAGCAGAGAGTAACAGTCACTGCACGTTTGCACTGTGGACTAAGAGATTTGACATCGTGCGTCAGAACAGGCATCATGTACCAAGTAATATGATTCTTGTTTATAGTAATCCAAAGATTGATAGCGTGTTGCGTAAGCCACCTCGTGGTTTCCATCGCGTGTTCAACAACGTCACCAAGCAGTACCGTGGTGATGCTAACTGTACAGGGCAGAAGTGTATCGACTGTCAACTGTGCTATAAATTCGACACGACATCCGTCATCGTCGAGCATGTAAAGTAAACTCAGGTTTACAAAGGAGATAGAAATGTTAGGTGATATTATAGTAGAAACAACCATAGATTTAGAAGACTACCGTGATGATGTTCTGGAAGCGATGCAGCCCGATGACATTGAAGATGCGATGCACTATTTAGAGGAGTGGTGGGGGTTTACTGATGTTGATGTGTTGGGCTGTCTGCTTCAGGACATGGACAGTGATCTGCTCATTGAGAAGCTCAGTCAATGCCTTGATGTTAGTTCAGCGTTGACACTAGTTGAGAGGCTACATGAGTACACTATTAGCTTTAGTAAGCAACGTGAAAATACAAAGGATAACCATATCAAAGACTTGAAAGACAGGGTTGACAATCTGTTGGCCGTATGCAATCCTAGTGTAATCAAGGAAGCAGAGGAGTTGCATAATGATGTATGATCCAACCAGTGCAGCAGAGTTAAGTAAGTGGCGTCAGCGTATGCGAGACAATCGCGCTGAGAGTCTTAGAGATAGCCGTAGATACAAGAAGATGTGGGGTAAATCAGACCCAGTTGCCCACTTTATGGATGGTATGGCGGCTGGTTACAACGTGGCACTAGTCCACATAGACCAACTCGTCAGGTGTGCGGAAGCCAAGGAGATACTAGGCATGGAGGAGTTGTCATGAATGTAGAAAACGAAATGGTAGCGGCACTGTTGTTTGTGTCTGTGTTCACTTGTTCATTATTACTATGGGAGTATATGTCATGAGTATAGTTACATTCGATACCGAGTTACCTAAACATGCGGCACCGTGTGAACGTCCGTTACTTCAGGCGATGGTGCGCTACCTTGTACACAACTCAGGTCAGTACAGTGTGTCAGTGTGGGATGGCGAGGAGTACAGTATCAAGAAGTCAACCAACGGTACTGACATACTCAATGCTATGTCACATGCAGAAGATGACCACATAGAAATCTATGACAGGGACAGTGGTAAGGATTTGGGTTGGTTCTGGTTGATATACAACAACGGGTCAGAGCAGGAACCAATGGTGGTCATCAGTGACTACTCTGTCACACCAACGTGTGAGTTTATCTATGGGTTGTTGAACCGAGACTTTGGAGGAGTTGAGATATGAGTTATTACATAGCACCACAGAGCAAGACCTTAATGGTAGGTGACATCGTTGTTTACCGCGTTGTTAAGCGGCTCAAAGATTTCAAGGCAGAGGAAGGCAAGATGTACCGTGTGTTTAAAAGCAAGCAAGAGATGAACAATAGCATGGTGGTGCCTATTTACTATGGAGTGAACGGTAAATTAAAGAAAGCAAAGTCTGAATTTGTAATGAGGTTTTAACATGAGTGCAGGTATGACACAGCTAGAGGTAGCTAAGGAGTTGGGGGTGTCACGTCAACTGGTGGCACAGATAGAACACAAGGCACTGTGGAAACTAAGACGAACAGGTAAACTAAACAAGTTTCTTACGCTGCTTGAAGCACCTATTGAGGAGTATTATGGGGAAGATAGTCGTATTATTACCAGATATAGTGGTAGCAGATTCTGAAATGTGTGGTACAATAAACTATATAGATACTAAGTACTACTAATTATTATTAATACTATTAGTAATACATATTACTTACTACATAGAGGGTTACGTATGGAACAGGAGCATGAGCTAAGTCAGATGATTGACGAGCTAGTTGAACGAGACATGGCATCAGTGACTATGTTTGAGGCATTGTCTTACGTGGCTAGTCTACTTAAGATGGAGTACACTAAGCTATCTTCTGATGAGATAATCAATAAGTATAGTTCTATTAGAGGGGAGTTACACTGATGGCATTCGTTAAACTACACCAGCAATGTGATGACTGTGGGTCTAGTGATGCACTGTCTATGAATGAGGACGGATCTAGTTACTGTTTCTCTTGTGCTAAGTTTACCCCCTCAGAGTCCACAGGAGCCACTGTGAGCCACATAAAGGAGAAGGTGGTAGTAGGACAAGGGTTCGACAAAGCGTCCTTCACAGAGCCATACAAGGGCTATCTCGACAGGGGTCTAACAGCTACTACAATGGCGGCATACTCCGCACAGCAGAAGGCAGGTAACGTACTGTTCGGTTATCACAATCCACAGGGTGAGCTAGTAGCAGTGAAGACTAGGTATCCTGACAAGCAGTTTAAGATAGCAGGTGATTGGAAGAAGGCAGGGTTGTATGGTCAACACATCTTCCCTACTGGTGGTCAGTACATAACCGTAGTGGAAGGAGAGTTCGATGCACTCGCAGCATATCAAATGTTTGGTGGTAAATACCCTGTTGTTTCTATTCGCAATGGCGCTAAAGGGGCTGCTGCTGATTGTCGCAGGGCTTACGACTTTCTCGACCAGTACGATCATATTATCTTTTGCTTTGACAACGACGATCATGGACGGTCTGCTGCGTTAGAGTGTGCTGACATCTTTGGTGGTAAGGCTAGGATCTATCATCATGGTGAGCATAAGGATGCGTGTGACTACCTAGTCAACAGTGACAAGGATGAGTTTGTTAAGCGATGGTGGGCGGCTAAGACGTATACACCTGATGGTATGGTGATGTTGGGGTCACTGCGTGAGACACTGAAGAAACCCTTAGAGGAGGCAGAGGTACGCTATCCATACAAGGGACTAGATGACATGACGTTTGGTGTTAGACCTACCGAGCTAGTCACTATCTGTGCTGGCTCTGGTCTAGGTAAGTCTACGTTCATGCGTGAGCTAGTGTTCTCAATACTAGGACAGACCAATGACAGGGTAGGACTAGCGTTCCTTGAAGAGACACCAGACAGGACAGCGCGTGGTCTAGTAGGACTACAGATCAACAAACCTATACACCTACCCGGCTGTGACTACTCACCATCAGAGGTAGATCAGGTGTTCGACAGCCTTGACCTTGATGATCGTGTTGTGTTGTGGGATACGTTTGGTTCTAACAAGATAGAGAATGTACTGGCACGATTCAGATACCAGATCAAGGTGCTGGGTGTGAAGTACATTGTACTAGATCACATATCAATACTAGTATCAGACCAAGACAATGGTGATGAGCGACGTGCCATCGATGAGATCATGACTAAGCTACGCATGTTCTGTCAGGAGATGGTGGTGTCTATGTTTGTTGTGTCACACCTCAAGCGACCTGAAGGTAAGGGACATGAGGACGGTGCATACACTAGCCTTGGTCAGCTACGTGGTAGTGCTGCCATTGCACAACTATCTGATATCGTGATAGGATTAGAACGTAATGCACAGGCAGAGGATGAGATGGTGCGTAACACAACCAATGTGCGTGTGTTGAAGAACAGGTTCAGTGGCATGACAGGCCCAGCTACTGCGCTGATGTATAACAAAGACACTGGTAGGTTAACGGAGGTAATGGGGTGAGGTGTAAAGCCTGTGACAAGATCATGAGTAACTATGAACTGACCAAGAAGTTTGATGGTAGTGGTGAGTTTGTAGACTTATGTAATGAGTGTAGTAGGTTCCTTGCTGACGACGACATAACGACAGTGGGTAACGTAGACTACGCTGACCTGTATGACTTAGAGGAGATACGAGATGTCGAAGATGAGCCGCTGGATTACTACCCAGTACCAGACACAGGAGATGCAGACGAATGGTCATGAACTTACAGATGAACAAAGACTTGATCTGTCCTACTACGAATATAGTCTATCTGGATATCGAAGCGAACGGATTGAATCCGACAGAGATACACTGTGCCGTGACGAAGAGGTCAAACGAAGCAGCCTTGACGCACTTATCTAGCAGGAGTTTAGCGCATGAGTTACAAAAAGGTGGGCAGGTATGTGGACATAATCTTATTGGTTACGATCTTCCTGTTATGCTTAAACTGTGGGGCATCAATGTACATAGAGATAGAGTCATCGATACTCTCGTGATGTCACGTCTGTTTCGTCCTGACCTTGACGGTGGTCACAGCCTAGCTGCATGGGGTCAACGCCTTGGGTTTGCTAAGGGTGACCATGATGAGTGGGACGTACTGTCTGATGAGATGATTGAGTACTGTAAGCGTGACGTTGATGTGACTGAGAAGTTATACAACAAGCTAGTAGAACAGATGCAGATGCTTAAGTTTAGTAAGCATTGTGTTGACCTTGAACACAGCACTGCATTCATATGTAAAGATCAGGAAGACAATGGGTTTCAATTCAAGAAGCAGGATGCTGTTGCTCTGTACTCAGAGTTAACTACCCGTATGGACAGAATAGAAAGAGACTTACAACAAGTGTTCCCACCCATAGTAGAGGAGAGGTACAGTGATAAAACACAGAAGAGACTCAAGGACAAAGTTACGGTATTCAACGTCGGTAGTAGACAACAAATTGCAGAGCGGCTTACTAGCAAGGGCGCTGTGTGGAAGGAACTCACTCCGTCAGGACAACCAAAGGTCGATGAGTCAACCCTCAAGAAGCAGACAGACATTCCCGAAGCAAAGATTATTCTCCGTTACCTTCTCTGCCAAAAACGCGCCTCTCATGTGGACTCGTGGATTAAAGCAGTGGGCGAGGACTCACGCATACATGGACGGGTCAGACACATCGGCGCTGTCACAGGCAGGATGGCACACTCCTCTCCAAACTTGGCTCAGATACCTAGTGTAAGGGCTGAGTATGGTAAGCAGTGTCGTGAGTTATTTACAGTACCTGAAGGTCACGTTCTTGTGGGCGCTGATGCTAGTGGGCTTGAGCTACGTATGCTTGCACACTACATGGATGATGCCGACTACACCAACGAGATCCTTACAGGTGATATCCACACAGCCAACCAGAAAGCAGCAGGACTAGCAACAAGGGATCAAGCTAAGACATTCATCTATGCGTTCTTGTACGGTGCAGGCAATGCTAAGATAGGTGAGGTGGTAGGCTCTACCAGTGGAGCAGGGAAGAAACTCAAAGAGAGGTTCTTAGAGAACACACCAGCACTGGCTGATCTAAGAAAGTCTGTGCTTGAGGATGGTGAGTCTGGTTCTCTTGTTGGTCTAGACGGTAGACGGTTGAGTGTACGCTCAGCACATGCCGCACTGAACACACTGCTACAGGGTGCTGGTGCCATAGTAATGAAGCAAGCAATCGTTATCCTGTATGATCTGTTGGACAACGTAGACTTCAAGCTAGTGGCTCAGGTACACGATGAGTGGCAGATAGAATGTAAACCAGAAGACGCAGACTTTATCGGTAAG